TTAAAAAAAACGACTTCTCTTCTATGAAGAAGAAATTCTCTAAAGAAGCGGAGTACAAACCAGATCGTTTCTTGGATTTGGGAGATGCGTTTTTAGATGCTACAGGTATTCCAGGTCCAGCAGTTGGACACATTAATATGTTTTTAGGACATAGTGATACTGGTAAAACCACAGCACTCGTGAAAGCGGCGGTCGACGCACAAAAGAAAGGAATTCTACCTGTGTTTATTATCACAGAACAAAAATGGAATTGGGATCACGCGGTATTAATGGGATTCAATAAAGAAGACGATTTCTATCTCTTCAATAGTGATTTCGAATATATCGAACAGATTACCGATTTTATTAATGAGATAATGGTAGCACAAGAAAAAGGTGAAATTCCTCACGATATTTTATTCTTATGGGATTCGGTAGGTTCTGTTCCTTGTAAGATGACTTATGAAGGTAAGGGTGGTAAACAACACAATGCATCGGTATTGGCTGACAAAATAGGTATGGGTATTAACCAACGTATTTCAGGTTCAAGAAGAACGGACAAAACCTATACAAATACATTGATTATCGTTAACCAACCTTGGGTAGAATTACCTGACAATCCTTTTGGTCAACCAAAAATTAAAGCGAAAGGTGGAGAGGCCATTTGGTTAAACTCAACTTTAGTTTTCTTATTCGGTAATCAAAAAGGAGCGGGTACCACCAAAATCAAAATCACAAGAAATAAACGTGATGTAAACTTTGCAAGTAGAACTAAGATTTCTATTATGAAGAACCACGTTAATGGTATTGGATTTGCAGACGGAAAGATTATGGTAACTCCTCATGGATTTATGAAAGCAAAAGAAGCGTCTGAAGAGAAAATATCTATTCAAGAATACGCAAAAGAAAATTTGGACTATATCAGTAAATTATTCGGAGAGAAAGTTGCTGATGTTAGTGAGTTAGGATTCAAAGCAGAAATCTCGTCAGATGATGACGAATAAATTATACTAAATGTCGGTTTTACTCGTTGATGGAGACAATTTACTTACGATTGGTTTTTATGGTCTCAAAAACCATTTCTACAAGGGAAAACATATTGGAGCAATATACCATTTTGTTAATACTCTTAGGAGATCATTTGAGACGTATCATTTAGACAAGATTGTAGTATTTTGGGATGGAGAAAATGGTTCAGATTCAAGAAGGAAATTTTATTCTCAATATAAAGAGAACAGAAAATCTCGTTTAAGAAGTGATGAAGAAATTAATTCATACCAATATCAAAAGCAACGAGTAAAACAGTATTTAGAAGAAATCTTTGTTAGACAAGGTGAATTTGAATTTTGTGAGGCGGACGATTGTATCGCATTCTACACTCAAAATTCACCAACTGAAAACAAGATAATTTATTCTGGCGACGGAGATTTAACACAACTAGTTTCTGAACAGACTCAAATTTACAACCCCTCACATCAAAAAATATACAAAAAGAACGACACCATTGTTTACAATCACGAAGAAATTCTAATTGAAAATGTGACATTGGTTAAGATGTTATGCGGTGACCCTTCAGATAATATTGCGGGAATTAAGAATATGGGTATTAAAAGACTTATCACACTTTTCCCCGAAATTAAAAATTCACCACTAACTCTAGAAGATATTAGAAATAAAACTAATGTTCTATTTGAAGAAGATAAAAACAATTGGTTAATCAAAAATCTTTTAACTGGTGTTACAAAACACGGAGTATTCGGTGAGGAGTTCTATGAGGTAAATAAAAAGATAGTTAGTTTGGATGAACCGTTCTTGACTGACGAAGCAAAAGAAACGATTATATCATTAGTAAATGAAAATTTGGACCCAGAGGGTAGGTCTTATAAAAATACTATGAAAATGATGATGGAAGATGGACTATTCCAATTGTTACCCAAATCGGATGACGCTTGGATAAAATTCTTCAATCCATTTCTTAGATTAACAAGAAAAGAAAAAAATAAAAGGACGATTAAAATTAAAAACAATTATGAGTAACTATCAACAAGAAATCACAAAATTTGAATTTTTGCTTAGTTTAGGTGGAAACATCGTATGTCAAAGATTCTTCAACGTAAAAGACCACGTTGAACAAGCACGTAGATCAATGGATCTTCACTATTATGTAAAAAATATTTGTGAAGAAATAAGTGAAGATTTGAAAATGAAAACTTCCGACTATCTATGTGAAAATCAAAATTATATCCTCAATTCCGAGTTTGTGGAAGATGAGAACGAGAAAGAAAAAGAACACTTTTTATTAGAAATTAAACTCGGAGACGACGTATTTATTTCAAGAATATTCCCCGCATATTTCTTCCATCCAAAGGTTAGATATACGGTAGATATTCGTCCAAAACTAAAAAGAATTTTATCAGATTTAACTGATATCTTATCTTCAGAAGAATTGGAAACAGTATATTTGCAATATCAACTTTAATAAACTTATATAATAAATTATGCAACAGGAGAAAAATTTTGGATTTCTTGGGTTTTCCTTTCAACAATCACTCATCAGGGCGGTTATTGAAGATAAAAAATTTGGAGAGACGATTATAGACTTTTTAGATAGTAAATATTTTGACAACAATTCGTTTAGATATATTGTAGAAAATATCAAAGAATTATACATTACGTATAATAAACTACCAGATTATCATACTCTATCACAAAAAATAATGACAGAGTCGGGTACTAAAGATACTAATAGAGTACATTTAGATACCTTACAAAACATTAAAGACGACGATAAGGACACATCATTTGTTAGAGATACCGCACTTAATTTCTGTAAACAACAGAACCTAAAAAAGGAACTTAAGAACGTTCATAACATCATTGAAAGTGGTGAGTTTGAATCTTACAATAAGATTGAGGAAATCATTAAGAAAGCGTTACAAGTTGGTATTAATGATGACCAAGCGGTTGACGTATTTCACAATATTGACCAAGCGTTAGAAGATAATTTCAGACTACCAATTCCAACTGGAATTGCGGGTATTGACCAACTATTAAAAGGTGGTTTAGGTAGAGGTGAATTAGGTGTTGTGTTGGCACCAACTGGTACGGGTAAAACAACTTTACTTACTAAATTTGCGAACACGGCTTATAACCAAGGATTTAATGTTGTACAGATTTTCTTCGAGGATAATCCAGGTAACATTAAAAGAAAACACTATACTATTTGGTCAGGAATTACTCCCGATGACCAACCAGCAAACGCTGAAGAAGTTAAAAGAATGGTTAAAGAGGCGGAAGAAAGATCATCAGGTTCATTGAAATTAATGAAATTCCCTTCAGATAGTGTGACCGTTTCACAAATAAAAAATATTGTTAGAAAGATGAAATCTGACGGATTTAAAATGGATTTGTTACTTATCGACTACGTTGATTGTATTTCAACCGATAAGAGTACAAACGGTGAAGAATGGAAAGGTGAAGGTTCAGTTATGAGATCTTTAGAAGCGATGACAAGTGAATTCGACATTGCTCTATGGACCGCAACACAAGGTAATAGAGACTCAATTTCGTCAGAAGTTGTTACGGGTGACCAAATGGGTGGTTCTATTAAGAAAGCTCAAATTGCTCACGTTATTATGTCAATAGGTAAAACCTTAGAACAAAAAGAACAAAACTTAGCAACACTGTCACTTTTAAAATCTCGTATTGGTAAAGACGGTGTAGTATTCAGTAACTGTAAATTCAATAACGAATATTTGGTTATTGACACTGAATCTCAAAATACCTTACTCGGTATGGAACAACAAAAAACTCAAAACAACGCAAACAGAGCGGCAGAAGCGTTTAAAAAGAGACAAGAATTACTTAACAATAAATAAAATAAACTATGACGGAGAAAATCTTACAAGACAATCCAGGACGTTTTGTCCTATTTCCAATCGAACATCACGATTTATGGAAATTTTACAAACAATCTGAAGCGTCTTTTTGGACAGCTGAAGAAATTGATTTAGGTCAAGATGTTACAGATTGGGAAAATAAATTAAATGATGATGAAAAACATTTTGTTAAACACGTTTTAGCGTTCTTCGCTGCGTCTGACGGAATTGTAAACGAAAATTTGGCAATTAACTTTGTTAACGAAGTTCAATATACTGAAGCTAAATTTTTCTATGGATTCCAAATAATGATGGAAAACATTCATAGTGAAACATATTCATTGTTAATTGACACCTTAGTTAAAGATAAGGAAGAACAACATTATCTATTTAATGCGGTTGATACAATCCCCGCGGTTAAGAAAAAGGCGGATTGGGCTCTTAAATGGATCAATTCAGAATCTTTTGTAGAGAGATTGTTGGCGTTTGCGGCTGTGGAAGGAATCTTCTTTTCTGGTTCATTCTGTTCAATTTTTTGGTTAAAGAAAAGAGGATTAATGCCAGGTTTAACCTTTTCAAATGAATTAATTTCTCGCGATGAGGGAGTACACTGTGATTTTGCTTGTCACATATATAACCAACATATTGAAAAGAAAATTAGTGAAAAGAAAATAAAAGAGATTATCTGCGGAGCTTTGGAAATCGAGAAGGAATTTATTCTTGAGGCGTTACCTGTTCGTTTAATTGGTATGAACTCCGATTTAATGTCTCAATATCTTGAATTCGTTACTGATAGATTATTAATGGCGTTGGGTTGTTCTAAAGTTTACAATTCAGAAAACCCATTTGATTTTATGCAGAACATCGCATTACAAGGTAAAACCAATTTCTTTGAGAAAAGGGTTGCCGAGTATCAAAAGGCTGGAGTTAATAATGTTGCAACTGAAGATTTAGAATCCGCGTTTGACGAGGATATGGACTTCTAAAAATAGTATAAGATGAAAGTAAAAAAAAGAGATGGTTCCCTAGAGGAAATGAGATATGATAAAATAACACGTAGAATAAGTGTATTTTGTAGCGATTTAAATTTAGAGTATGTTGACCCAACATATGTTACGTTGAAAGTAACACAAGGTATATATGATGGAATTTCAACAACAGAATTAGATGTGTTAGCTGCGGAAACTGCGGCTGCGATGGTTACAACTCACCCTGATTATGCTAAATTATCAGGTCGATTAGCGGTCTCCAATTTACATAAAACAACACATAGAAAGTTTTCACAATGTATTAAAGAATTATATTCTTTTGTTGAACCAAAGACGGGTAAAGAATCATCATTAATTGATGAAGGAGTTTACAAGTTCGTAATGGAAAATAGAGAAGTTTTAGATGGAGCAATCCACCAAGAAAGAGATTTGGAATTTGATTATTTTGGTTATAAAACATTAGAACGTTCTTACCTTTTAAAAATTGGGGAACGAGTTGTTGAAAGACCACAATATCTTTATATGAGAGTTGCGGTTGGAATATGTAAGGGTGATTTAGATATGGCGTTAAGAATTTATGATGACTTGTCTCAACACTTTTACACTCACGCCACCCCGACATTATTTAACGCAGGAACACGTAGAGCGCAGATGTCGTCTTGTTTCTTAATTGGTAATAAGGGTGATGATATTGACGGTCTATTTGATACCATTAAAGATGTTGCTAAAATTTCTAAATGGGCGGGAGGTATAGGACTTCACGTTCACGATGTTAGGGCTAAAGGTGCATACATTAAAGGAACGGGTGGACAATCGGATGGGTTACTACCAATGATGAAGACATATAATGAAGTTGCTCGTTGGATTAATCAAGGAGGAAAACGTAAGGGTTCATTTGCGGTTTATTTAGAACCTTGGCACGCTGACGTTTTCGAATTTATCGATTTGAGAAAAAATCACGGTAAGGAGGAAATGAGAGCGAGAGATTTATTCTTGGCAATGTGGACTCCAGGTTTATTTATGGAAAGGGTTGAACAAGATGGAGATTGGTCTCTATTCTCACCTGACGAAGCTCCTGGTTTATCTGACGTATATGATTCACCCGAAGACAAGGCGTTTACTCGTTTATATGAACAATATGAACAAGAAGGTAAGGCGAGAAAAGTTATCAAAGCAAGAAAGTTAATGGACTCAATCCTAACTGCTCAAATTGAAACGGGAACACCTTACATGTTATATAAAGACCCTGCGAACTATAAATCAAATCAAAAGAATTTAGGTACCATTAAGTCATCAAACTTATGTACTGAGATTATTGAATATAGTTCACCAACAGAACAAGCGGTTTGTAACTTAGCATCAATTGCATTACCAAAATACATTATAGATGGTGAATTTAATCACGATTTATTATATGAGTACACTTATCAAGTAGTAAAGAATTTGAACAATGTAATTGATTTAAATTACTACCCAACAGAAGAAACAAAACGTTCAAACTTTAGACATCGTCCAGTAGGTCTTGGTGTTCAAGGATTAGCTGATGTATTCTGTATATTAGGGTTACCATTTGAAAGTGAAGATGCGGATAAATTACAAACAGATATTTTCGAGACGATATATTTTGCGGCAATGACATCTTCTAAAGACCTTTCTAAGGAATTTGGACCATACGAAACAATTGTGGGATCACCAATTGAAAAGGGAGTATTCCAATTTGAAATGTGGGGTAAAAAAGATAAAGATTTATCTGGACGTTGGGATTGGAAATCTTTGAGAAAAGAAGTTGTAAATTATGGTGTTAGAAACTCATTATTAGTCGCACCAATGCCAACAGCATCGACCGCACAAATCTTAGGAAACAATGAGGCTTTCGAACCATTCACAACCAATTTATATTCTCGTAGAACTTTAAGTGGTGAGTTTATTATGATTAACAAACACTTAGTTAACGATTTATTAAAGTTAGGTTTGTGGAACGATACCATTAAGAACAAGTTAATCATGGAAAATGGTTCAGTTCAAAATATTCCTGAGATTCCAACAGAAATGAAAGAAGTTTATAAAACAGTTTGGGAAATGTCTCAAAAACGTGTTTTACAAATGGCGGCAAATAGAAGTGTGTTTATTGACCAATCACAATCTTTAAATTTATTTGTTGATAACGCAACTAAACCTAAATTATTGGCGGCACATTTATTTGGTTGGAAATTAGGTTTAAAAACGGGTATGTATTATTTGAGAACAAGAGCGGCGGTAGATGCATTAAAAGGATTGGGTGTTGACACATCAACATCGAAACCCGTTGAACAAACATCGTCAGTAAATAATGTAGAAGTACCCACCAATAATACGTTGATTAGTGAAAGAACACCTGAAGTTGTAATGACATCAGAAAGACCTACAGACTCACCTTTCGAGTGTGAGGGTTGTGGTTCGTAAAGATAATGGGAGACTCCCTCAAAGGACTACTGTCGTCAAGGCGTACCTTGAGCTTCCATGTTTTGAGAATACAGGGGGTGAATATCAAGACACTATATTAAATCCAACTTCGGTTGGATTTTTTATTTATTACCATTTTAGATTAGTTTATATTTATTTGATATGGCAACAACTTACGGTATAGATTTTCCATTTAGGAATAGTTTAAAAGGTGACTTCATAAGGATGACAGAATCACCTGAAAGAGAAGTTCGTGCGAATTTGATTCACTTATTATTAACTAGAAAGGGAAGTAGATATTATTTACCCGATTTTGGTACTAGATTGTACGAATACATATTTGACCAAAATGATGTTGTTACTTTTGGTTTAATCGAAGATGAAATAAGGGAAAGTGTTAAAAAATACATCCCAAACTTAGATATTAACTCAATTAATGTGGTGTCAGCGGAAAATGACCCCGAAGAAACTAAATTGTATTCACAACAAGAAGATGAAAGACTATTTAGAGTATCGGATGCCACAAGTAAACCATACACCGCAAAAGTAAAAATAGACTACACGGTTAATAACGGATCGTTCACCTCATCCGACTTTGTAATTATAAACATATAAAATGGCTAAAAAAATATCATACGCAACTAGGGATTTTGCGGGATTAAGACAAGAGTTAGTAAATCTAACAAATGATTACTATCCAGACTTAATAAAAAATACTAATGACGCATCTATATTTTCTGTGTTATTAGACTTAAACGCGGCTGTAGCGGATAACTTACACTTCCATATTGATAGGGTATGGCAAGAAACTATGTTAGATTTCGCACAACAGAGACAATCCCTTTTTCATATTGCCAAAACATATGGTTTAAGAATACCAGGAAATAGACCATCAGTTGCGTTATGTGATTTTTCAATAAACGTACCTGTTGCGGGAGATAAAGAAAAAACCGAATACTTGGGTTTATTAAAGGCAGGAGCTCAGGTGTCAGGAGGAGGTCAAATTTTCGAAACATTAGAAGATATTGATTTCTCTAACCCATTTAATAATAAAGGTGAACCAAATCGTTTAAAGATACCTAATTTCGACGGTAATAATAAATTGGTGTCATATACCATTACTAAGAGAGAAGCGGTCGTAAATGGAGTCTCAAGGATATACAGAAGAGTTATAAATGAATTAGACCAAAAACCTTTCTTAAAACTTTACTTACCCGAACAAAACGTATTGGGTATTGTGTCTATTATACATAAAGAAGGGACATCATTTGGAGCAAACCCAACATCGTCAGAGTTTACGTCGTCAACAAATAAGTGGTATGAGGTTAAATCTCTAATGGAGGATAAAGTATTCATTAAAGACCCAACAAAAATATCAGATAAAGATAATTTTATACCAGGAACATACCTTTCTGTCACCAATAAATTTATGACAGAATATACACCAGAAGGGTATTATTCAATGACGTTTGGTTCTGGAACTATAGACCCAATGGCAAACTTAGATAATTTTATAACAGGTAATTTAAAAGTTAGCTTAGGTTCTTATTTAAATAACGTATCATTAGGTGCGGTACCTAAATCGAATACTACTTTATTTGTGAAGTATAGAATCGGTGGAGGTAAGAACTCAAACTTAGGGGTTAATGTTATTAATAGTGTTGATAATATTGAATTTAATGTGAACGGTCCAGTTTCAACTGTAAACTCACAAGTTATTCAATCATTAAGGGTAACAAACGTAACACCTGCAATAGGTGGGGCGGATCAACCAACGATTGATGAGATTAGAAATATGATTTCTTACAACTTTGCAGCACAAAATA